TATTCTTTTCTCTATTTAAATAGATTATTACATATATTAGTATCGATATACCCTGCCCGTGCCAATTTATCCAATAATATCAACGTGCCGATAGTGTTTCAAAGGGTAAGGGTATGTCCTATGCCGCAAGAGGCAAACACTTCGCTATTATACCTTACAACAGATACTCACTTACCAAGTAAGTATATATAACCATTCTTTACATGCGAAGTAGATACCTAGCAACAAACAAACTAATAAGTACCCGCGCTACCTAATTACTTATTATTACTTTACGTCAACTTGGGAAAACGCCGGGGTAGGGACGGGGGTTTAGATTTTATTTACCCCTACCTAAAAATCCGCTTCACTTTTCAAATTCAATACCCTCTATACATTCTGCAGCCCCCGTGGTATCACAAACCATGCNCGCATCACCGACTGAAGAACTCATCCTCAAAATGGCCCGCAAGCCCCGCCTTGCACACGCCGTGCTGTTCAAACACCGTCACCCCGATGAGACGCCATTCTTTCACGGGGAGATGATCGACGTCTGGCACTCTGATGAGAAGTTCGTGGAGACCCAAGCCTTTCGTGGCGGGGCAAAATCAACGCTCGCAGAAGAAGCCATCATCGTAAAAGCCTTACTTAGAAAACGGCGGCACATTCTGGTGATCGGCGAAAACGAACGACGGTCAGTTGATCGTCTTCGGTCTGTGAAGCATGAGCTGGAAAGCAACGAGTTCATAATCGAGCTGTTCGGAGATCAGCGTGGCGACACTTGGCAGGAAACAAAGATCGTCCTGTCCAACGGCACAGTCATCCAAGCTCTTGGTCGAGGACAATCGCTCCGTGGTATCAAGCACCTTGANGCGCGGCCAGACTTCTGTTTCATAGACGATTTGGAAGACGAGGAGAGCGTGAGGACGCTTGAGAACCGCGATGCGACCATGACGTGGTTCACCGCTTCGCTTCTGCCTGCTTTGGAGCCGGGCTATCAAGTCAGAGTGGCGGCAACCCCGTTGGACCCTGATGCGTTCGCGGTTCGGTTAACCAAATCCAAAGATTGGAAAACTCTAAAGTTTCCTGTAGAGTATATCGACAAAGAAACAGGTGTTCGCACCGCCACATGGCCAGGACGGTTTCCTCTTGAGGAGATCGACANGATCAAATCAAGCTATGTCAGCCTTGGGCGAGCGGACGTGTACCAGAGAGAGTACATGTGCGAAGCAGTTGACCCCGCGACCAAAGTGTTCGTTTCGGACATGATGAAAGTTCGCAACGACCGATACAGGACGTGGCAGGCGGTCTATGCTATGTACGATCCCGCCAGATCGGTGAAGGCAACGTCTGCGTCAACCGGCAAAGCCGTGTGGAGCTGGTTCGGGAACAAGCTGGTCATCTGGGAGTTGTCCGCGCATCTGTGGATGCCCGATGAGATTATCTCAGACTTGTTCCGCGTGGACAAACAGNACAACCCCGTAAAGATCGGCGTTGAAGAAGATGGCCTGAATGAGTTCTTGCTTCAACCGCTTCGCTCGGAGCAGATCAAGCGGGGGCATCCCCTACCTCTAGCGCCGCTAAAAGCGCCGAGGGGCAAGCTCGACTTCATCAAGGGGCTGCAACCGTTCTTCAAGGCGGGGGAGATCGAGTTTGCGGGGGAGAGGGCGGACTTCGAAGATGGCATCAACCAGTTCATGTCCTACCCCACCGGACGGATTGACGCGCCCAACGCCTTAGCGTACGCTCTGATCCTTAGACCCGGTTCGCCGATATACGACGATTTNGAGGGTGAGCATGTCATCGAGGCTCTTCCGAAGTTGAACGCGCCGTTCTGGTTGGCGGTAAACGCGACACAGCAGGAGACGTCGGCGGTGCTGCTTCAGGTCAGCGAAGGCGTGGTCTACATCCACGCGGATTGGCTGAGAGAAGGAGACCCCGGTAAAACCCTGCTGCACATAGCTCAAGAAGCTGCTATGGAGGCGGGGACAGAGCCGTACAAGCTAAAGGTCGTGTCCGGTCCGCAACATCATTCGGGGTACGACAATGTCGGTCTGCTTGCCACCGCTCGACGCATTCCTCTCCCTATTCGGAGAGGCGGAGACACGCTACCGGGACGCGAGGAAACTAGAAAGTTATTACGAGTTCATTCTAAGGGGAGACCCGCGATACAGGTCTCAAGCAACGCGACATGGACCCTTAGAGCGTTCGCAGGGGGGTTCTGTCGTAGGCTCAACCCCGACGGCAGGGTCTCGGACCAACCGGAAGACAACTCCTACCGTGTCCTGATGGAAGGACTGGAGAATTTCTGTGCGTTGCTCAACACATCGGCAGTAGATGTGGACAAGGATATACGCTATAGTACCGCGACAGATGGTCGGAGATATGTCTCCGCAATGGGTAACAGGGGATAACCATGAGCCTTCGAGACCAGTTCAACAACATACTTTCTAGGATCGAAGATGCGGGCTTTAACAGTTCCATGTTTGATGGCAACTCGCAAGCGCTTATCGCGCGCATCCGCCAAGATGCTGCGAACATCTCCGACGTTAATTTCATTAACGCTGAAGCTACTGCTACTTCGGATGCACAAGCAGCGCCTGAAGTTGTATCGGCACCAGCAGCACCTGCGGTGGATACGGCACCGGCGGCGGCTTCTGAGCCTGCGCCAGTAACGCCGGGGGTCTAAGCCTTGAAAACCAAAGACCTCGACCGTAACGAAGACCTTGCCAAAGACAAGGACGTTCGTGAGCACCTCCTAAATGTTTACAAGGACGTCGAAAAAGGTTTCGACGACCAATGGGAGAGGTCATCCAAGAACCGAGAGTATTGGGACATCTACAACTGTAAGCTGGGCCAGAACCAGTTCTACAGCGGCAACAGCCGCATATTTGTGCCAATCGTCAACAACGCTATCGACGCGCGCAAGACACGGTTCTCGAACCAGTTGTTCCCCGTCAGTGGGCGTCATGTCGAGGTAACAACAGAAGACGGCACTTTGCCACACGCTATCATGGCCTTGCTCGAACACTACGTCGAAAAGGCTCGCCTTCGTGAGTTGATCCCTGCTTTGATCCGCAACGGCGACGTTGAAGGGCAGTACAATCTGTATGTTCACTGGGTTAAGAACGAACGCCACGTTGTGCAGCGTGTTCAACGCCCTATCGAGATTGAGATCGACGGCGATAACATTTCCTATCCTGATGAGGACATGGTCGATGTTAAGGAAGAGAAGCTCGTGCATCAATATCCGGCGGTCGAGATTTTGGCCGACGCCGACGTATTGGTGCTTCCGCAAACTGTGGACAGCATAGAAGAAGCTGTGCAGAACGGTGGCTCAGTTACCGTGCTTCGTCGGTGGGGTAAAGCCAAGCTGAAAAAGATGGCTGCGTCTGGGGAGCTTGACGAAGAGATGGTTGAGCAGCTCATCGAAGAGATGAGCAAGGACATGGGCAGAGGCCCAATGGTTGACAAAGCCAAAGACGCTGTGGATGCCGCTGGCATCAAGTCAGACGGTCGCGGTAAATGGGCCTTGATATACGAAACATGGTCTAAGGTCGAGGTTGAAGAAGGCGAGTGGCGCATCTGCCGCACGTTCTTCGCTGGGCAAGACAAGATATTGTCGAGCAAGCGCAACCCGCTTTGGTCGGACAAGCTACCGGTTATCTCAGCTCCAGTTGAGAAAATTCAAGGTTCGTTCAAGGGCGTCAGCAAGGTTGCGGCGGTTGCCGACCTTCAGTATCTTGCGAACGACAGCATTAACGAAGCGGCTGACAGCGCAGCGTTCGCTATGATGCCAATCATCATGACTGACCCAGAAAAGAACCCGAAGATTGGTTCTATGGTTCTCAATCTAGCGGCTGTTTGGGAGACAAGTCCTAACGACACCAAGTTTGCGCAGTTTCCTGAACTGTGGAAGCAAGGTCTCGAGATGGTGTCATCGATTAAGTCCGAGATACTTCAATCGCTATCCGTTAACCCCGCTATGATTACCGGCGGTGCCAAGAAGAAACAATCGCAGGCTGAAGTCGCCAACGAACAACAGATTGATTTGCTGTCCACTGCTGACGCGGTGACGGTGCTTGAGAGCGCTATATTGACAACGGTGGTGTCTAGGTTCCTTGAGCTAGACCATCAATACCGCGACGATGCGGTGACGGTCCGCCAATACGGACAGCTCGGTATGCAGGCAGAGATGCAGCGCATTGAGCCTATCCAATTTAACCGCCGGTATCAGTTCCGTTGGTTCGGTGTTGAAGCGGCCCGCACGACGCAGCAAGTTCAGCAGCAGATCGCGGCGATGAACGTCATCAAGGGTATTCCACCCCAGCAATACCAAGGCTACACGCTTGACTTAGCCCCTGTGCTGGTGCAGCTCGTTGAGAATGCGTTCGGGCCTCGTTTAGCGCCGTTGATTTTCAAAGACATGCGGTCGCAGTTGTCGCACAACCCGGCGGAAGAAAACACCTATCTTTCCCAAGGTTTAATGATGCCTGTTCATCCATTGGATGACCACAAGGCGCATATGCAAGAGCATATGAAAGCATTGCAGGAAACAGGGGACCCGCACGGCACAATACGCGAGCATCTGATGAGGCATCAGATGTTGATGGCCGAAGCCGCTCAAGCACAAGCTCAAGCGATGCAACCTAAAGGTTTACCGGGCGGACCCGGTGGCGCAGGCCCCGGTGTGGCAGGTGCCCCACGTCCCGGCGGGCAGGTTGTGGGACCACGCGGTGTAATGCAGCAGCCAGCAGGCGCTGTGCGTCCAGATCAAATGCCAACAGCCATGCCACGAAAGATGTGAGGCCAACATGTATGATACCTATGCTCAAAATAGTTCTTTAGGCCTTTCGGCTTCCACGCTTATTAAAGCAGGACCGGGTCGTCTTTCGCGCGTCAACGTCACGACGGCGGGCGCAGCGGGGGCTGTGTACGACAGCGCTACGGTCGGGGGCGTGGGAGCATCGAACTTGATCGCTGTTATCCCCGCAACTGTAGGTCAATATCAGTTTGATTGGCCAGTAGCTAATGGTCTTGTCTATGTACCCGGATCGGCGCAGGTAGCTAGCATTTCGTGGAGCTAAACCGTGGCTAATGATTTCAACCGCCCAACGGTGTACGCACCGATAAAGAGCTTCTCGCAAGTACCGCCAGAGGCTATCGTCGATGCGTTTAACAGTTTGATTGTAGACATCAACGCGGCAGATGCGTCACTGGGCATGTCTCAGAGCCCGTTCGTGACGATGAAACAATTAAGGCTGTGGGCGGCGTCAAATGGGTCNCCATCATACATCTACACGATTGACAACGCTGTTTCGGCGGACATAGCTAACGTAGTTAACATCCAATGGAATCATGGTAACACGATGGTGTATAGCGACGCACTATACGTTTTCATCCAATCCACACTTGGGTTCACCAGCGGCCAGATGGTAACCGCGCTATCCGCTATGCAGGGATACACACCATGATGAAGCGTTTCTTATTCACAGCAACCTTGTTGGCGCTCAGCATCAGCTCCGTCTTCGCACAGACCGCCGTTCAATTTGGTTTGCAAACTGGGACAAATCCCCGCAACCTATGCGTGTACGACAATTCTTCCTCAAGACAGTGCGTCACGATGGGCGCAATAGATAGCACCGCCCACACGTTCACAGTAAGCCTTGCGGGGGCTACAATCCCTGTTACCAACATCACTGGCTTAGGTACAGGCGTCGCTACATTCTTAGCGACGCCTACTTCCGCCAATCTTGCAGCGGCTGTCTTAGACGAAAATGGTAGCGGCACCTTAGTCTTTGGTACGTCTCCTACGCTTACCACTCCAGTCATTTCCGGCGGAACGATTGACAATGCTTCCATCGGGGCGACCACTCCATCGAGCGGGCAATTCACTACGTTATCGGCAAACACAGTGACAAGCACAACGCCTGTGCTTTCATTTAGTGCCAGCAACACCATTGCGGCTTTCGGCACTACTACGCCGAACAGCTACAACCAAATGATTATCCAGAACAAGTCCGCTTCTTCTGGGGCTTCATCTAACTATGTGATTTCAAACGATAAAGGAACCGATAGTTCTTACTATGGGGAGTTTGGGATGAACTCTTCTGTGTTCAGCGTTGGTACACCTTCGGATTTTTATTCGATCAACAATGGCGTTTATTTTTCAGGGCACGATGGGGACATATCGGTCGGCTCAGGTAATGGCTATAAACTTTATTTCCCCTACGGTTCTACAGGGGCAAGCGCGCATGTCATCAATGCTTCAGGCGCTTTAGGTTTCAACACAAACCTTGGATCGACGCCAGCTACGTCAGGGACCACAGGCTTTGGAACTTCAGGTCAAGCACTTATTTCTGCGGGTAGCGCAGCTCCCCCCGTGTGGGGAACTCTTGGGCCTTCTGGCGGGGGTACAGGCATTACATCTTTAGGAACGGGTGTTGCCACAGCGCTTGGTACGGCGGTTAATGGCTCTGGCGCAATAGCGCTTTCGACATCTCCTGCGTTTGTTACTCCTAACCTTGGAACGCCATCAGCTGCTGTTTTAACCAACGCAACAGGATTACCAGTAAGCGGTGTCGCTGCTATCGGAACCAACACAGTTGTTGGTAACGCGACAAATGGGTCGGCTTCGCCTACGGCGTTGTCTATGACATCGTGCAGCACTTCTGCCTCTGCGGTTACATGGACGACAAACACTGGATTTGGTTGTAACACGGCGGTCAATGCTTCGACGCTTGGCGGGGCTACGTTTGCAGCTCCGGGCCCAATCGGGTCAACCACAGCTTCTACCGGCGCGTTTACTACGTTGTCGGCCTCAAGCATATTATCCTCGGGCGCAGGCGGCGTTGGGTACACGACGGGATCTGGCGGCACAGTAACGCAAGCAACATCGCGCACCACAGGCGTCACGCTTAACAAGACCAGTGGGGCGATCACGTTGTTTACCACAACGGGGTCAGTAACGGCCACAACCTTTACGGTGACCGATAGCACGGTTGGGGCAAATGATACGATCAGCTTGAGCGAAAAATCAGGAACCAACCTTTACATTCTGGCGGTTACAGCCGTAACAGCCGGGTCGTTCAACATCACGTTCTATACAACAGGTGGCGTGGCGAGTGATGCTCCCGTGATTAACTTTAACGTCATCAAAGGTTCTGCTAACTAAGTAGGGTGACATGCTCGGAAACTTTGAAAATTGTTTTACTCAAATTGAAGTGTACGAGGGCTGGCATAAGTCCTCGCACAATTCTAATGACCCCGGTGGATTGACCTATAGCGGGGTTACGCAGTCTATATGGGCGGCGTACTGCGCCCACAACGGCCTTCCCATATGCGCCGTCACATCTATGTCAGATGGCCAATGTTACGATTTATATAAGGTTCAGTATTGGGACGCCGTCAAAGCCGACACGCTACCCGTAGGCATTGACTTAATCGTTTACGACGAGGCGGTTAACTCTGGGCCAGTCAGGTCTATTATGAATTTGCAAGGCGCTCTAGGGGTTACCATCGATGGGCATTTCGGGGTCGAGACAGCGGCGGCAGTTGCGGCGGCAAATGACATTCATTCTTTGATCGTGAAGTTTGATCTGAATAGAATGTCATTTATCCAACGCCTAAGCAACTTTCAGATATTCGGTCGTGGTTGGACTTCACGGGTAAATGATGTTACAGCTAGAGCTCTCAAGATGGCAGGAGTATAATATGAAGGGTTTCCGCACACTTGCAGTCAACGCCGGGCTCGTCGGCGTGGTTGCTGTATTACATTTTGCCGCTGGCGTTGACTGGACGACCTATGTCAACCCAGATGTTTCCGTAGTTCTTATCGCTGCGATCAATATGCTTCTTCGCATGGTCACCAACACCCCAATCGGAGTTACAGGCAAATGAACATCGTTAAGCTAACAGCAGCTACTTTAGTCGCGGCATCGCTTGCGGCGTGCTCGACTGCTTCGCTCCAGAAGTACACAGCAGCGGTAAATGCAACCGCATCGGTCTTGAAACAGATCGGCACGGACATCGTGGCGTTTGATTGCGCCAACGCTTCGTTGATCTATGTCATTGCGCAGGACGCCGGGGCCTCTGCTCGCGTACAGAGCGTATTGGCGAAGAACCAACAGATAGCCTATGACGCTTGTCCATTGCTTGATGGCAATCCTTCTATTGTTGTGACGACCGGCAAGGTTGTTCCTGCGGCAACTCCAGCAGCTGTTGTGACGACCGGCAAGATTGTTCCTGCGGCAACTCCAGCAGCTCCATCGGTTTCTGGGAGCTGATTATGGATTGGATAACCGCAGCTACGACCATTGCCAAATTAGTAGGTAACGTCGTTAGCATGGCGCAGACAAACTCTGACACTTCTAAAAGCAACGCTCAAGCCGTAACGGACGCAGCAAATGAAACACTTCAACTGGTTGCTAAAGCTCATGCGGCTAGGATTGCTGCTTCCACTGGTGACAATGCCGTTAACGGCTTGCGTTCAGATGACGGCGCAGAACGCGCAGACTAATGCGACCAAGCCGGTCTCACCCCCTATCGCTCCACCATCCCCCGCAGTCGAAGCAATCTGTTCCGTCTTCCAACCTATTAGTTGGTCTGCAAAAGATACTGACCAAACCATACGGGAAGCTAAGGAGCACAACGCGGCTTACAAAGCGTTATGCGGAGGAAAGAATGGCTGACACTGGTTCTGCCCCTGATTGGATCAGCTATCTAGGAAGCACGATCTTCGGTGGCGGGGGCGTCGCGGCATTCTTCTTATCGCGTAAACAATCTCTCAACGATACGGTCGATAGCCGGATCAAATTGATCCTGGACGATCACCAAGCGACAAGAGAGAAAGACCGCGCCATCATTGAGCAGATGGAAAAGAAAATACAGCTCCTCGAAAGCGAGATTGACGAGCTTCGACAGAAGCTGGGCATGGCCGACAGAGCNTTGACATAAGCTGCATAACTGGTATTTAATACTCAGTGNGTCGAGTGGTGGCCGTAAGTCACCAACGCGCGTTGGCGTTACCAACGCTACGACTAGTGGCCGTAAGTCACAAGGGGTATAAAATGAACACCGACGGACCTGAAGACGACCTCGACCTTGATCTTGACCTCGATCAAGGAGCCGAACCCGCAGAAGTAGAAGACAACGAAGCCGACGACGAAGGCAGTGCAGAGCTTGAGAAAGCCGCATCCAAAGACGACGGTTACGATGACGAAGTAGCGACGAAGCCGACGCGTAATCGCGCTGAGAGACGGATCGAGACCTTGGCAAACGAAGCCAAGCGCGCTCGTGAAGAAGCCGCTGAACTCCGCCGCAAGGTGGACGAGATGGCGACCCAGCGGACCCAAGCACCGGCGGTTGATCCGGAGTTGGAACGACGACGCTACGAGATGATGACGACTGAAGAGCGTGTCGAGTATCGGCTGGCGCAGGCGGAACAACAGCACCGAGCGGCAATGGCCCAAGTGCAGTTCCAAATGCAAGACCAAGCTGACAAAGGTTCGTTCCTGTCTGGTACGGCGAATGATCCCCGCCGCGCTAAGATGGCGGATAAGGTCGAAGGTATTTATCGCGAGTTTACGAACAGAGGACAGTTCATCTCGCGCGAAACGATCTATTTCCATGAGCTTGGCAAGCTCGTGGCTTCGCAGTCTCCCAAAGCTCGGGACACGGCGAAGAAGGAAAGTGCTGAACGAGTTCGGCGACAGACAGTCCCGGCTGGTTCTTCTAGGGGCGACGTTCCACAAAACCGTGGACGTGGCAGATCGTTTGAGGAAGTGAATGGCGACGTGCTCATTTAAAACTGGGCCTAGCCATCTAAACAGAGGATAAGACAGATGGCTGGTACGAACGTAGCTTCGCAGTTTAGCGCCGATATTAGTAACTATATTGCCGAGAAGACCCTGCCATTGGCGNGGCGTCAGCTCGTTGCATATCAGTTTGGTGACCCGCTGACCTTGCCAAAAGGCAACGGCACAACCTATACCGCAACGCGTTACAACCGCGTTCCCCTTCCTTTCCAAGCTCTCTCGGAAGGTGTTCCTCCCGTTGGCGAAACCATGACCATCGGTCAGGTTACGGCCACCGTTCAGCAGTGGGGTGATAAGATCACCATCACCGACGTTGCTGAAATGACGATCAAGCATCCTCTCTTCCAGAAGGCCATCGAACTCTGCGGTCTTCAGGTTGGTGAAACGCTTGACCGTAACACCTTCAACAACATCCTCGGCGCAACGCAGATCAACTACGTCAACAGCCGTGGTTCGCGCGCATCGGTTCAATCGGGTGACGTGCTTAACCCGCACGAGATCAACCGCGCAACCGGCGCGCTCTTCACCATCGGCGCTCCGCGCTACATGGGCGATGAGATGACCAACACGAAGCTGGTGGCTGATGCTGGCGGCGCTCAGGCGTCTTCCAACCCACGCGCCATGCCTCACTACGTTGCGATTGCACATCCTCTCGTTGTGCAGGATTTGCGCGAGAACTCNACGATTGTGACGGCTTGGTCTTACTCGGACATCAACCGTCTGTACAACTATGAACTCGGCGAATGGGGTGGCGTACGCTTCACCTTCTCGAACATGGTTCCTACATGGACTGGGGTTGCGGCTATCACTGGTACGGCGGGCACTTCTGGCTCACTGGCCACGAACAGCTACTACATTCAGGTCACTGCTTCGGACTCCCAGAACCAGTACGAAAGCCGCGTTTACCAAGTCTCGGGTTCTATCTCGGTTACTGGTTCAACGGGTTCAATCTCGGTCACGCTTCCTACGCTCGCTGGCTATACCTTCAGCGTGTACGTCGGAACGACCACGTCCCCAACCAACCTCGCCCTCTGCTCGGCTGGCCCAACCTCCGGTCCTCTGACTGGTCAGGCTGTTCAGCTCGCAGGCGGTCAGACCGTCACGATCACGGGTGTAGGTGCAGCTCAGACTCCTCCAGCAGCTCCTGCTACGGGCGTCACGGTGTACCCAACCTTCGTCATCGGTCGCGGTGCGTACGGTCAGGTTGTTCTCGACAACATCAAGACCACCTACCTCAAGGATGCTGATAAGAGCGATCCGCTCAACCAGCTCCGCGTTGTGGGTTGGAAAGTGTTCTACGGCACGATCATTGAGAACAACCAGTTCTTGATGCGCATCGAAAGCTCGTCAGCATTCTCCACGACCTTCGGCTGATCTGGTTAATCTGATCCAGCTACACTATATTGATGGGGGCATAATGCCCCCATCTTTTTAAAGGAAACTGAAAATGAGTGATGATCTTACCCCCGCCCCTCTCTTCTCAATGCAGGATGAGACGGTAGAGAAGCTCGACAAGACCGCTCCTAAAAAGGCCAAGAAGGCTGCTGCACCTCTTGCTGAAGAGTATCGCAACATCCCCGGCTCGGATCTTTTGAGCGATGAAGAAGTTGAGAAGCTCCGNGAAGAGGCTGCGGCAAAAGCCCGCAAGACCCGCAAGGAGCAGGCATCGAAAGAACTCGCTGCCCGTTTTGAAAAGGAAGAGAACCACCGCATCGACCCTAGTGAAGAGTTGATGTCGTACACGGTGGACTTACCCGGCTTTGCTGACCGCATCATGCTTGATGGGGTTGTGTATATGCACGGAGTAACGTATCGTTTCCCCAAGCGCCAATACGACACCATCCGTGATTTGGTTTCTCATGCTTGGAGGCATGAGAGCGAAACCGGCGGTGCCAACCGTGACGCTTACCGCCGCCCCCGCTCGATGTCGCTGCGACCCGGTGCAGAGGGCTTAACAACTTCGCAGCTATTGAGGGTATAATGAAGGACGCTACCACTCCCGCCCAAGGGGCAGCTCCGGCTCTAGGTTTCTCGGTCCAAGTTGCTTTGGACAAAGAAGGACGCCGCACTATTGTTTTCCAATCCCACGTTGGTGTGGAAGACGACAGCAAGGCCCTAAACGCCGTTTTGGATAAGGTCATGGCCGCAGCGGATCGTCAGATCGACGCTTACCGGCTTTCAGATTTGATCCGCACGGAACAGGAATATGTAAGGCAGTTGGCACACGCGAAAGAAGACCTCGTGCGTATCGACAAACAGCATCAGGAAGAGTTCGAGACTAAAAACCCCGGACGTCCTTTCCGTGCTGCACCACCACAGAAAGCGCAGCGTGAAGCTGCGGTAACCCACATCGATCGCGGATCGTCATTGCTTGACAACGTCCGTGAAGACATCGCAGCTCTCAAAGAGAAGCTGAAGTAACAAGGAACCGGGGCATGGCTTTACAGGCGCAGCAGATCGTTAGCCAAGCGTTGCAGATTGCCAAGTGCCCCGGTTTCACCTCTCAAGGTGGGCAGCAGCTTAACTCTATCTTGTCGGAGCTTTGCCACACCTACGACCTTGAGTTGATTAAGGGTTTGGCGCAAGTAACTGTCAGCCCGTCGGCTGGCTCCGGTCCATACCCACTCCCAGCAGATTATCTTCGCGCGTTGCGCGACACTGCGTTCTATTATGTGTACGGCACTCCGTATGTGATGACGCAGATTGACCTGTCAGAATTTGACGCCCTAACCCAGACGGCGGGCATCTCCAACTATCCTGAGCAGTATGCCACAGACACTTCTCCATTGGGGTCTGGGTTACCTGCTAACATGTATGTATGGCCCCCAGCGGGCGGCACCTATGTGGTCAACATCCGTTACTTCCGGCAGATGCCGGACATCACCACGCCAGAGACATCAACGACAATCCCGTGGTTCAACAACACCAACTACCTCATTACCCGCCTCGCTGGCGAGATGATGAAGCTGACAGACGATGAGCGGTATATGGCATTCCTTGGGGATGGACCTGCCGGTGCTCAAGGTATCTTACGGCGCTATCTGGAACTTCAATCTGATGATGAAGGGCGCGCTAAGACCGTCGAGCTTGATCGCCGCCGCTTTGGCCGTAGCTTCAACAGGCTTCCTAACACCAAGACTCTGGGGTGGTAAGCTATGCCTTTACTTGCCAAGCCATATAGGTTCAGCCCTTCTGGGTTATCCGACACGCTCGACAGTACGGATAACGAGAAAGGCACGATGGCCATTCTCCAGAATTTGATCCCTGAGCCGACCACAAAAAATCTGTGGATGTGTCGCCCTGCGGCTACCACGGTAGCTTCGTTTGCGGGGTTTACAAACCCCGGCTTCGTATCCGCGTTCAAAGTTATTGGTAGCTATATTATCGGGATGATAGCTTCTACCCGTTTCTCGGGTAAGGACGAACCCTTCGTGTACAATATCACGACCGGAAACTTCGTTACTATCTCGGGCGTTACCAATTCAAACACCCCCACGTCTCCTTCTTCTTCAGGAACTTGGGTGCCGCCGACCGTGGCGGTAGTTGGCATCTACGCTATCATAACTCATCCGGGGTTTGACGGTGTCACCAACGGGTCGTTCGGGTACATTAATATATCAAATTTCACGGGCNCTGTATGGGCTTCTGGTAATACGAGCGGCGGTGCAGGCGCGGCATTAGTGTGCCCTCCCTCAGCAGTGGCGGTGTTCAACGGACGCGCATGGTATGCTTGTAACCCGACAACGGGTCAGCCGGGGCTTTATTTCAGCGATGTGCTTGCCCCATTAACGCTAACGAACGGTAGCACCCAAGTCATAACCTTTGACGACAACTTGCCGCTTACTGCGTTAGCGGGTTTGCCATTGGCAAACCAGTTGGGTGGTGTCATTCAATCTTTGATTGTGTTTAAAGGTACGACAAACCTTTACCAGATCACCGGTGACGCCTCGAGTTCAAGCAACCCGTTGGCGAAAAATTCTTTGAACTCGGCCACAGGGACGCTTGCGCCTAACACGGTGTGCGCTACACCTATCGGTTTGGCGTTTTTAGCGCCTGATGGTTTGCGTTTGATCGACTTCAACGCCCGGGTGTCGGACCCCATTGGGATTGCGGGGCAGGGTGTCAACGCTCCATTCTTGAACATCACGACCGCGTCTCGCGCGGTTGCGGCTTGTAACACCAACTTGCTCCGCATCACGATCCAGAACAACGCTGCTACCGGCGCGCCGTTCCAAGAATACTGGTTTGACCTAGCACGAAAGATTTGGAGCGGCCCGCACACCTGCGCGGCTTCTTTGATCCAGCCATACCAGAACACGTTCTTGATGACCCCGCAGGTCAAGACAGCGACGATTTGGAAGTCAGACTCTGTGCAAACATCTTCTTCACAATATGTGGAGAACGGCTCGCAACTTACTTGGGTTTTTAGAACGTCCATGCTGCCAGACGCGCAGCAAGAGTCCTATTCAGCTTTGATGAACACGACACTCAACTTAGCGCCCGGCACTCCGTCAGAACAGTTCACCGCATCGGTCGGCGATGAGAACGGTATTTTGTACACGACCTACACATTCAGTGCGGGTACTCTACCATCTAACTGGGGCAGCATGACATGGGGGTCTTCTATCTGGTTGGGCNCATTGTCCAACTTGCACCCGATACCTATCAACTGGCCTATACCCGTGGTATATCGAAGGATCTTCTTTGACATCCGCGCCGGGGCTCAGGGCGGCATTAAGATTGGCGATTTGTACGGCAAGATCAGGCCGTTGGGATATGTGGGAACGTAACATGAAACGCATTCTATTAGCCTTCATCGCAGCTATCGGGGTTAGCGCGAGCGCATCAGCGCAGATCGTGTCAAGCGTTCCTTACACCTTCCAGAACGGTACGGTGGCCGACGCTACGCAGGTCAATGCCAACTTCAACGCCATCGTGACAGGCGTCAATGCCAACGCCGCGTCTTCCGGGGCCAACAGTNACATCAGTTCTTTGACCGGCCTGACAACTCCGATCCCGCTTAACGCAGGTGGCACGGCGGACTACAACGCCTCATCTTCTTCCACTGGTACGTCCAACGCCCAAGTCATTAGCACGACGGTCCCTAGCGGCTTCACGCTCACCAATGGCGTGACGGTTAAATTTACCGCAGGAGCTACCAACACAGGGGCGATGACTTTGAATGTTGGGTCATCCGGCGCTCTTCCTGTTGTGCAGGACACGCAAGCTGGACCTATCGCTCTTGCGGGCGGTGAGGTCGTGGCTAATAACGCGGTTGTGGTTTACTACGACGCGACGAACAGTCGGTATCATCTTATCAATCCTAACGTCACTTTGACCCAGCTCAATATCGGGGCGTGGACAAACCTTGCGTCTGCTTCAACCGTGGACCTCGGGGCTCAGTTGACCCGTAACATTGTCATTACAGGCACGACAACCATCAGTTCGTTTGGCGCAACTGCTACGCCTGACCATGTGCCATTCTATGTTCGTTTTGCGGGGGTCCTTACTCTTACCAACGGGTCTAATCTAGTTCTCCCCGGCGCAGCCAACATCACCACAGCAGCTGGCGATGAGATGATCGTTACGCAGGAAAACTCAGGTGTCTGGAAAGTAATCAGTTACACCGTTGCGGCGGCGGCTCCTTATTCAGCGACGCCGACAATAATACCTAAAACCCCTGTTGCTTTGACCGCACAAACTTCGGTCACATTCACTAGTATACCTGCTACGGTCAACCGCATTACCCTCATATTAAGCGCGGTTCAGAACACCACCAATAATAGCGTCCAGTATTTAGTGCAGCTTGGGTCAGGGACAACCCAAACTTCTGGCTATTCTTCGCTTGGCGGACGTTACGGTGCTTCTGGCACAGCAAGCAGCTCGCTTACCACGAACGGCTTTATTATATATTCGCAAGATGCTACCCAAGCCCAAAGTGGGCAATTTGTGTTCAGTAGGGTTTCAGGAAATACATGGGTAGGCCAATATACCGGAGCGGGCCTTTATGGCGTTTCGAACATATTATTTACCGCAGCGGGTACGGTAACAATTACAGCCGGAGCTGTTGACAGGCTTGTGTTCACCACANCGACAGGAACAGACGCCCTTAAAGCAGGTACAATCAATATCTTCTACGAGTAANAATTTGGATTTATCGGCAAACTTTGGTATGGTTCAATAGGTCAAACAAGGAGACTATAATGGCTAAGAAGATGGGTACGTCCGGCGGCGCTGTAAGCGACCTTTACTCCGGCCTCAAAAACAACAGTCCTATGGCATCAGACAAGTCCACGATGCTGTCGGCTCCAAGCGTCAACTCTGATGCGGTGCGCACCAAGCCTTCGATGGCTTCTGCCACCATCGGCCCACGAGTTGCCTGAGTTAGAATATAAGTGGGAACTTTTGACTAACGTGGTGAAGGAGGCCCTGCCACTCCTTCGCCGCCACTCAGAAGAGATCGAAGACGAGCGGCTTGGGCCTCTCGACCCAGATTGGAATACGCTGTTTGCATGGGAGCGAACAGGCATGTTTCAGGTTCTCACTGTAAGAGATGAAGGCCTTCTGGTCGGATATATAGGTTGGATGGTCTACAATCATCCATTCTACCAGACCAAGAAGGTGGCAAGGTCACAACTCTTCTGGCTTGATCCTTCTTATAGATCGGGGTGGACAGGCTACAAGATGTTTGTGAAGAGCAAAGAGAGCTTTAAAGAACAGGGCATTACTCGCATCGACTACATACCAAAGGAATGGTATGCTGCTGATCGTGGCGGAGTTGCCGTGCTTTTCAAGAGGCTTGGCGCAAAGATAAACGAAATTTGTTACAGCCAATGGCTGTAGGAGAATTAAATGAGCACCCCATCAGCGCCGAACATTACTCAGTTGCCGGGCCAAGGCCAAGCGGCTCAAGGGTATCAGCAGCAAGTAAGCGCTGTAAGTGGGATGCCTAACTACGCGCAACAGAACTATGATACGCTCGCCCCTCAATTAACTCAGCAGTCTAACGCCGTGGGCNACGCCGCCATGACGGCGGGCCAGAATGTACAAGGGTCTCTCGCGGGTCTTCCGGGCTACGCCACTCAGATGCTGACCACGGGCTTTGACCCGCAGAACGCTCTCTATAGTCGCACTGCCCAGCAGTTACAGGACCAGACTCGTGCGGGTCTCGAAGCTCGTGGCATCGACAGCTCCCCCTATGGCGCTGGCGTCGAAGGCCAGAACATGAGCAACTTCAACATCGACTGGCAGAACACCCAGCTCGGGCGTGAGCAAGCCGCCGCTACAGGCGCAAGCGCTCTTCTTGGTGAATACGGAACAGGGCAAACTCAGGGCATTAATCTTGAGCGCATTGCCCCCACCATGACTGCGGGGACGCTGTCGGCGCTGAACGCTGCGGGGCAGCAGAACTACCAGCAACCGCAAGACATCGCGGCGATGGAGCTGGCGTATTTGAACCAAGGTAATCAGAACGCACAGACGGCTACATCGGCCTACAATTCCCAAATGCAGCAGCAGGGTGAAGGTATGAGCGGGTTGTTTAACGGGCTTGGAACTGCCGCCACAATGTTTTCTCCTGCAGGGAAATAAACTATGAGCACTCCCCAGATTGCAATGGCAGGCAGCGCGTTTGGCGGCTTCACTTCGGGCCTCTCAAACGGCATGAAACTGTCTGACCAACAGCAAGCGAGGCAAGATGCCCAGCAGGTTCGGCAAGCTAAGGCTGCTGCGGGTAAAGCACTGATGGGTTATGCCGATCAGGGTGCGGGTCTTGCCGCGATCTCAGGTCAACCACAGCCCATGATGCCCGGCCAAGCCTCGACACCAGATCAGCCCCCCATGCAACAGCCTACTGCGGGGCCCACACTTACGCAAGCTCAGCCTGTTGTTCCTTATGCTAACGCGTTTGCTCAGGCCTCTAAAGAGACCGGTATCCCTGTCGGTCTGCTTGAACGTCAAGCGAAGGTGGAGAGCGGCCTCAACCCTGCGGCCACGAACCCAGAGACCGGCGCTATGGGCATCGGGCAAATCTTGCCGTCCACTGCTAAAGATCCCGGATATGGGCTCTCCCCATTGTCTCCTGAAGACGCGCGTGACCCCGCGAAGAACATTATGTTCCAAGCGAAATATCTAAAAGCGCGTGGCGACCAGCTCGGTGTTACAGACTGGAATGACCCCAACCAAGCATCCAAAGCCCTAAACGCTTACAGTGGCGGTGGCGGCGAAGGTTATGCGTCTAAAGTATTGGGTGGTCCTCCTGCGGCTGGCTCTGGTGCTGTTGCTGGTGGCGGCGATCTCGATCTGAAAACGGCTGTCAGCCTCATTAAGAAAAGCAATCCTGACATGGACCCTCGTCAGGTGTTTGAAACGCTTGAGCAGTTGCGCCCCATGATGAATATGGAGAGCGCTGCGGCCTATAAGAAGTTGCAGGAGCAGCTTGCGGTTCAGCGCGTCGCGCAAGGCGAGCAGAAGGTTTCGCAAGGGCAAGAGAAAATCGAGCAAGGGCAAGAGAAGATTACGCAGTCGGCAAACAACGTAGCCTCGCTTATCAAGCGCCGTGCCGCAGCTACGACTGAAGGTGAGAAGAGAGAAATTGATCGGCAGATCGATCTAGAACTTAAAACCTCGCGTCAGGAAACGCAGAGAACCCAAGGCCAAGAAAAAATTGATCTCGCTCGTCAAGGAATTGAGGCTCGTATCGACAAGAACAAAGCTGACGTGCAAGCAAAGAAGGATGCGCTCGCCCTCGCGGTGCAGAAAGAACAGCGCGCTACGACCCAAGGTGAGAAAACTCAGGCAACCCGTGATCGCATCGCGGCGCAGGCTGATGTTCGTTTAGCGGAAAAACAAGTGGACGACGCAGCGCGAGAGATCGCCTCGTTGTACAGCGCAGGGACTCCTGCGCCTGTCCGTCAGCCATTGGTAGACGCAGCTATTCGCCGTGCGGGGGTGGCAGGGGCAACTCCTCCCGCAACTCCCGCACCCACCACTCAACCAAAACAACCTGCTCCTGCGGCGGCTCCGCCACCAGAGTACGTTAGCAAAGTCAAAGCTGCTCTTGCGCGAGGCATCGATCGCGAGGCGCTAAAGAAAGCAGTTAAGGCGGATGGCTATGACCCAGCAGACTTTGGTCTGTAATCATGGCTGATAGCGCGCTTGACAGTCTCCTTGGACAGAGCCAACCCAAGCCTGCGGCAAGCAGCGCGCTGGATAATCTATTGGCGGCTCCTGCGCCGATTAAGTCAAAGCCTGCGAGCAGCGCTATTGACTCCCTATTAGGTGGATCAACTACACCTTCAACCCCTGTGGCTGGTGCTGGCGGGGCACCATCTACACCCCCTGCTGCGCCGGTTACCCTTTCTGGTGCGGCGGGGGGAACCCCTGTTTCAGGGGATACGGGCATGGATGCCCAGCTTGCCGCGCTTCAAGGACGCCCAGCTCCTGCGGTTAACCCACCTGTGGCGGGCGCAACCAATGGCCCGAAGCCGTATCAGTTTGGCGAGACGGCCACCGAGGTGATGAAAGATCCTTATGCCCGCATCCTTGAAGGCATCAATCAGATCGGCAATCCATCAAAAGACAACGCGATGGCGTTGGCTCGTCAACGCGGCATACCAAGCGAAGCCGCTAAGGGCTTAGGCAATGTGGCGATGGGCTTCGTACAAGGCGTAAGCGAACTACCTGCCGCCGCTGCGGGGGAACTTGCGCCAAAAGAATTGGTGGGTGTAGGCGGATCGGAAGCAGCCGGTCGCCGCAAGCTCGCGGCAGATGTCAGTGGCTTAACTCAAGTTGCTCTGCCTGAACTCGTGCCCGAAGCTGCCGTGAAGGCCGTTCCCAAAGACCCATTCGCCGCAGCGATTAAGGACATCGAGGAACCCCCGAAGGCCAAGGCGACTGAAGCGACCAAGGAAGTCTATGGGCCAAAGACGCCTGATGTCTTGTACCAAGAAGACCCCGCCCACAAGATGATCGCTGACATCGAGGCGCAACCGCACACAGTCACGCCTGAGTTAAAGCAGACTTCCGAAAAGGTTGGCAAAGACGTGGCCGAAGTGTTCGGCGGAACTGAGACGCCTGTGAAGCGCTACGATGTGAACGCAACTGACGCGGAAGCGCTTATCCGTTCCCGTATCGGCGCGGCAGAGCGCGAAAGCAAGACCACAGCTTCCATCCTTGAACCGTACATGGCGCGCGTCAATGCGATGTCCAGGGATGAGACTTTGGACTTCCTTCAGTACGTTCAGGGGCGGTCGAAAGGCGCTAAGCTTAAAGATGCTGCCCTACAGCCGGTCGCTGACGCTCTCTCAGGAGCCTTCAAACTGCGCGAAGAGAAGTTGCGCGAGCTCAGCTCGACGTCAGAGATGGATTTTGTCACCGATTATTTCCCTCAGATGTGGAAAGATCCCCGTAAGGCTGCCGAGTTCACGGAGAGCTTCACTGGAGTTGGCAAGCAAGGATCAGGCGGCTCACTGAAGAAGCGCAAATATCCGACCATCGCCGACGGCTTGGACGCTGGGCTTGAGTTGAAATACAACAACCCGCTTGAAGCCACCACCATGTACACGGCCAACATGGACCGGTACATCGCCACGAACCAAATCTTTGAAGCGGCGCGCGAAGCGAAAGAGATTAAATACCTGACGCCCGGTACTCAGCCTGAAGGTTGGGTGCAGGTTAACGGACGCCTTGGCCAGAAACAAACTCCTGTCGGGCCAAAGGTCGCCTACGCTCCAGTTGAGTGGGCCCGAACCTACAACAACTTCATCTCTCGGGGCTTCGCAGAGATCGATCCTAAACTTGGAAATTTTGTGGACAACGCCCGCAAGGCGACAAACTTTGTCACGGCAACAGAGTTGGGCCTGTCTGGTTTTCACGCGCTCACGATGGCGCAAGAGAGCATGGTCAGTGAAGTAGCTCGCGCCGTTGGCGAAGCCGCGGGCGGGGAGTTTAAAACTGCTGCAGGTACGTTGGTTAAAGCTCCGCTCGCGCCAGTTCGGCTCGCTATGCTCGGTAAAAAAGGGCAGAACATTTACCTTGGTAAGACCGCCGCCACAGGGCGCGACGCTGAGGTGATCGACGCTTTGACTTCCGCCAACGCCCGCATGACAGGCATGGACAAGACCCTGAACCAGACATCTATGGGTTCATTCTGGACCGCGTGGAAACGTGGGTCGCTCAAGCTCGAGCTGATGGAAGAAGCTGCGAAGATCAAGAACGCACCGGGTGTAACGGGTAAGACAATGGCGACCGCAAGCGCAGCGGCTCGCGGCATCGCCCGCACTATGGAGACCGTGGCTGCTCCACTCTTTGAAAGATATATTCCGCTCGTCAAGAACGGCGCGGCGATGGAGACCATGCGGTCGTGGCTTGAGATGCACCCCGGCGCCAGCGAGGCTGAGAAGGCCGCTGCCGCTCGCCAAATATGGGACAGCATTGACAACCGTTTCGGTGAGCTGGTACAGGACAACATTTTTTGGAACCAAACCATGAAGCAAGCTGCTCAGATCGGCTTGCGCTCGTATTCGTGGACACTCGGTACCGCGCGTGAGATCGGCGGTGGCGTGCTTGACATTGCTAAGGCCCCGTCCAAAGGATGGACGCCTCGCGCTTCGTACGTCGTTGCGTTGCCTATGACCTACGCGTTTGTCAACGCGCTGTATCAAGGCCTCAAAACAGGTAAAGCTCCAGAGAGTATGCAGGACCTGCTGTCCCCGAAGACAGGCGGCATCGACCCTGCCACCAACCAACCTGAGCGCGCGCAGCTGCCGAGCTATATGAAGGATGTGTTGGGCTGGTATGAGCAAGGGCCCGCGACAGAAGTGTATAACAAACTCAGCACCCTGCCCCGCGGGGCAAGCGAATTGCTCACGAACAAAGACTGGAAAGGCCAGCCGATTGCTGGGCCTAATCCTTCCGAATGGCTGTCAAATTATTTCGACTATGTCACTAACAACTTTGGCCCTATCTCCGTTCGCCAAGCGGTGCAGGGTAGAAAAGAAGGGTCGAACATTTCCGGCCCTGAAGGGTTCTTGGGTATTCGGCCAGCGAACCGGCGGATGACAGACCCAGAAGGCTACGAGGCCATGATGGAGAAGTTGCACGGGAAGCAATGGCGCGCTAAACAAAATAGCGATGCTAGATCGAAAATGAATTACGGGGGTACGGAACAATGAGAGTTCTAATCGTTGATCCGGCGGGTGCTGGGCTTGACATTGCTATGCGCGCGATCCGGGATGGCCACGACGTTCGCCATTATATCCGTTCGACCGAGAAGACAAAAAACATCGGCAAAGGGATGGTCCGTCTGGTGGACGATTACGCGCCGTGGATGCGCTGGGCCGATCTAATTATCAACACCGACAACACAAAATACCTTCGTGATCTGGACGTCTTCAAAAAGACTGAGCCTCGCGCGCGCATTGTTTCGGCATCAATGGAGACCGCAGCGTGGGAACTTGACCGTGAGATCGGGCAGAAGATCCTTAAGAAGGCTGGCGTTGCCGTGCCGCCGTTCAAAATGTTTAATGACTACGACACCGCGATAAAGTATGTCACGCGTGAGAACCGCCGGTTCGTTTCCAAACCTTCAGGCGACGCCGACAAGGCGCTGTCATACGTGGCCAAAACGCCCTCCGATCTGGTGTATATGCTTCATCGCTGGAAAAAAACCGGTAAGAACGCCCAGCCATTCATCCTCCAAGAGTTTATTCCCGGCATCGAGATGGCAGTCGGCGGCTGGTTCGGCCCTCACGGTTTCAACGTGGGCTGGTGCGAGAACTGGGAGTTCAAGAAGCTGATGGATGGCGACCTTGGCGTCAACACTGGCGAGCAAGGTACCGTTATGCGGTACGTCAAGAAGTCCAAGCTCGCAGAAAAGGTTCTCGCTCCTGTCGCGGAGGCTCTAGCCGCCGCAAGGTATGTAGGGTATGTTGACGTCAACTGCATCATCGACGAGGACGGTACACCGTGGCCGTTGGAGTTTACGATGCGCCCCGGTTGGCCATGCTTCAACATTCAGCAGGCCCTTCACATTGGAGATAGTATCGAATGGCTGGCGAACTTGGCGGACGGGAAGGACGCCCGAAACACATTGCTCGACTTGATCGCAGTGGGCGTCGTCTTGTCGATCCCGGATTATCCATACAGCCATATCACGAGGAAGGACGTGACGGGAGTGCCGATCTATGGCATCCAACCTTCCATGTGGAACCACCTGCATCCGTGCGAGGTGATGATGGGGGAAGCTCCGCAGGAGATCGACGGGAAAATAGTGAACGCCCCGATCCCAGTGACGGCGGGGGATTACGTCATGGTAGTTTCGGCGACTGGAGAGACAGTCTACCAAGCGAAGCAGAAGGCTTATCGTCGGCTCAAAAAGCTGACAGTTCCAAACTCCCCGATGTACCGGACGGATATTGGGGATCGCCTTTCCAAGCAGCTTCCGAAACTTCAGGAGATGGGGTACGCGATGGGGATGGAGTTCTCGACAGCTCAGCCGAGCTAGACGAACTGACAGGGCTAGCTCTCACCAAATACCGAGAGATTATAGCCCTGCCCCTAATCCCCGGCGATACCAGCTTCCTCGCCATCATGAAGCAACAGATCACTGTTGCGGACTCTATCTTACGAACTGCGACCCGCGTAGATGAGACACGTTTGCGGAAACGTCAGATAGACGTTCTTCCAAGGCTTCTAGCTGTTCTTGCGGCTGAGGAGGCGAAGCTGGTTGAAGGGCAGATTGTGGAAGCCGCTTAGATACAACCAGCGTGGCATAGCCCGATAGATCTATCCAATGGTCCATCTCGTTGTTATCCCCGGAAACAATCCGCGCCAGCTTCGAGGCAATCATGTCAAGGGCTTCTCTCTGGTGCAGGGGCATGGACTTGCGGGCGTAGAACGCCTTGATGGTCTGCGATATTTTCGCAACCTCTCGGAAATCCCCGTGGGTTTTCTCACGGGCGTCTAGAACGTCTTCAATGCTCATCTTTTTAACTCCACTACGTTGCTCTGGATGTACTCGGCCTTCTCGACCGCGCCGCTCACCGCCGGATGGGAAGCGTCAATCTCGACGCACTGTGTCATGCCGCCGGGTAGATCTGTGCCCTTGGTGAGGGCAAATGGGACGCGGGCCTTCTTGACAATGCCGTGCATAGCCAGTTGACCGATGGTCTCTCTCGCACCCATCTCGTTCTTGAGCAACCAGTTGCGAAGCTCGCGCTCGGCGATCCACAGCTTCTGAAGGCCCTTGTCGTAGCGAGCGACAACCTGCCGCTGCGGGATTTTTCCCATATTAGGAACGACCAAGACATCGCCCACATGCTCAAGCAAGAAGCGCGACAGCGCGTAAGGTGTGTTGTCGGTTGTTGTCGTTGTGGTGCTGTCGTCCCGATACCCTACAGCCTTCTCAATCACGAAGTCCATAACGCGATCGACGTTGAAGTCCAAGAGCTTCAAGTGCTTGACAATCTGCGCTGCCGTCATCGTGGCACCCATGAGGCGGGTCCAAAAACGATGCTCGGAACGGAAGCCGCCGCGCTTGACGATGGCCTCGGTGTTCTGATGAAGCGCGTCCTTTGCCCACGGGAGAACATCAGGGTTGGTTAGATAGCGCATGAAGATATTGCCCGCATGGCCGTAGTTGTACTCGAAGGCGCGGCGGAGCTTGTCGCCGACCGTGTTCTGGATGTGCGGGGAGTTCACCACAGGAAGCTCAAGGATGCGGAAACCCGCAGCGTCCACGTTGCTCGTCGTCACAGTCTCAACCAGCGACACGTTAGAGGCGCTGAACAGGATAGTCTGCCAGCGGGACACGTTGTCCTTCAGGTTTCCTTCCTGCGTGGCGCGGTTCTTGTCGCGGCCATTGGTGAACATCTCAACGAACTCGCGAGCAGCATCTGGGTCTCGCGTTGCAATCTCGTCGAAGATAACCGGCAGGTTTGCCATCATACCGAGCACGATTGCGCGAGAGATAACGGTGTCGCCGCGTGATACTTCCAGAGCGGTGTACCGCCCCCATACCGAGCAAGCGCCGTAAAGCGACGTGGACTTGCCCCGGCCCGACGCAGAAGTGACGAGCGACAACACAGCGCCGCCTTCATTCTCACCGTGGAACTTCATCAACGGTGCCGCGAACGAGCTGAGCATGGCGAACGCCTGAGCTTCCACATCCTTGGCGAACAGCATGTTGGCCGCTTCGCGCCATGTAGAGAAATCGCCGGTCGGCACGAGCTGTGGAGCGCGTTGAGCCGGGCTAGGAGAGAGATGGGCGGTGCTTACATTTCCGCCCGTGTACATACGAGAGCCATACAGGAAGCTATCACCCTTCCAACCGAATTGATCGTAACGCACTTGCTTACCTCTTATGCGAGCGATGCTGTCCACCTGGGACGTCACGAACTGCTTGAACAGGGTTACGTCGTGGATGTTGACGCCCTTGGAACCTAAGACCGATGCCGCCTGCATTCCGTATAGCTGGGCAGCGGGGATAGCGATGTCGCGCCAGCCTTCCAGGGGTGGCTTATATTTCCACACATAGGAATAATTATCCCCTGTTGCTTCTGAAGCAAGCTGCGCCGACAAAAATATAGGGTACATCGAGACGACTATCGATCGCTCTTTGCCCTTCGCGTCTTCTGACACAGCGAGTAACTCACCATTGGGGCCCCACGCAAAGGGCGCGGACAACTCTGGCAGGATTACTTCATCCACCGTCACGTCAATCGCTGGCATGACCATGTTAGGCTGAGCAAGCTCTGGCTTTGGAACGCTAGGACGCCCCGCCTGCACCGGAGAAGAGATCCGATTGAACAACGGGCAGCCTGCGCAGCCGTCAGGGTTCAACTCGGCGAAGCGAGCGCATGTCGTAGGACCGTTAAGCCCCCGTGCCCGTTCCAGTCTCGTCTGGGTCTCGTTGAAGGTGTAGCCGTCGTAACCGCTCGACCACTTGTGGGCCAAGCCATCGCCGCCTTCGGTGTAAGCTAAAGCGCTGATCGCCGCGTACCAGAGCGGTTCTTCAAGTACGCCGTTGTTGTCGCGCAACGCCCCGATCTGGGAGCAGGACTGGGCCATAACCATTGGGTCTGAAGGTGCCGACAGGGTGACGTTGGTAGCTGCCGCCAGCCAATCAGGCTTTGATGTGGCGGGCTTAATGAACGCAGGGCGTTCGTCTTTCACAAGCGCGGCAAAGATGGAAATGTCATAAGGACCGACCATAGGGCCCATCTTAACTTCGCGAACGTCGCCACGCTTGCGGTTGTGACTGCCGACTGGGCGGAGAATGGAAGCGGTATCGACCGCGCGGGACGCATCAATCTGAAGGTTGTGTTTTTGGCAAAGCGCCTTGAGCCCGCTAGCATACCGCTTCCACTCTACCGGATCAAGAGAAGCAACGAGAGGCCAATAAGCGTGGACACCATAACCAGAGCCCACAATAAGGGGCGACGGAAGCCCTGTCGTTTCAAGGAACGCTTTAAGCGCCTCATAGGCCTCTTTCGCATTGGCATAGGGTTTGCCTTCGCCAGCGTCGATGTCCATCCAAAAGGAGCGAACCTCGAGAACATTATCTTGTTTGCGTGAGGTGTTTTCTTTGTAGGATGCGCAAGCATGATAGACCGTAACCCCACGTTCGTCCCACTCTTCAATAGTCCTCGAAAGCTCATTGACTGTCGCACAAAAAATATGTTTCGGGGCACGACCTTCCTCAAATACGGCGGCGACCTTTAGGCCCACGCTTGGAAGGATTGCGTTGAGGAACGCTGCGGAATTGGGACCAGAAGTCATGGATGCGCCTTATTTCTGAAGGTCTCTGTCTTAATGGGATGGAGCCTAGATCGTCAAAGGCTCCGTCTCGTACTGCTTTCTCAAGCAGCTCCATGTCCGTAATAGCTTCCTCGGCGGAGGGGGGTAATCGGGGTGTACAACCGTTGACTACCCACATTCGGACGGTGTGGTAACTTCGCCCGAACCAGATTGAAAGGTCAGCAACGGTTAAACCCCCGTGAAACATGGCGGTCTTTAATTGCAGTTGGAACGGGCGAAGCTCTATCATGTATTACACACTAAAGTTGAGGGCGTCTGCAATAGCTTTGTCAAGCGATGCGTCAGCGACTGGTGGGTTCTGGGCTACACCGAACTGTACATTCGCCGTAGATTGTGCTGGAGGGGCCGTGTTCAGCATCTGCATGGCAGCGGCATCGCTTAGCTGAGAAGGAGCCATAAAAGTGGGGACAATGTCCTCAGCCTTGGCTTTCGTTGTCCGGGTCTTCTTCGGCTCTTCTGAAGCAACCATAGGCACAGGAGCAAAAGCAGGAGCAGGAGCAGGAGCAATCTGAGGCGCAGCCGTGGTGGATGGGCCCGTGAGCTGCACGTTTTTTGGCTTGTCGTTACGGCCAACGATGGCGGCGAGCTTGTCGTCCTGAAGAGCGAGGATGGTCTGCACCTGATCTTCGTCGATCCAACCGACCAGTTCAAACAGCAGAACGCCCTGAACCTTCTCATCAAAGCGGATGCGCATCTTCACCATGTTAAGATCGACGCCGTGAGCAGCGACCATCTGGCATACAGTCTTCCAGTTCTTGAGCGACGCAGGTGGGATGCGGAGCAAGAACACCATCGGCTTGTCGTCGCCATCGATCATTACGCCGATCTTCTTGGCGTCGTTGCAGGCCTTAGTCTCTTTGCCGTTGGCGGAGACCGACGAACCCCAAGCGTTAAGCGGGCAGGATGCGCAGGTGGGGGCCACAGGCGACTGTGCGTTCTCCGAAGGGCCGATGCCGTTATCAGACCAGCATGTGGGGGCTTTGAACTCGGTCGCTGCCGGGTCAAACTTCTCGGCGTAGTAAACCTTCGAAACGCTAGGGTTGAGATCGACCACGATCACATCCACATAGACGCCGTTGGCATCGAGCTTACCGACCACGCGCTGATCGCCCACAGCGTCGATAGCTGTAAACTTCTGGGCACGAATGGATAGGGATGGGGTAGGAACGCCGCCGCCTCCAAGGCCACGCTGGCCTTCTTCGGCCAACTTACGGCCTGTATTGAGCTGCGACAGAAACGCTGGGACTTGCATAGACATTGCTCTTCCTTTCGAGGTTATGAGCGGCGGAAATTAACTTTGCGGATGGAGGCTACATCGACGCCGGGCGGCACATGACCGTCATTGGCTTCCATAAACTCCTTCACCTGCTCCTTAGAAACAGCAGCCGTTAACAGGTTGAAGTTTCCAGTGCGGGCAACGTACTCCATCAAGGATTGGCGGTTGGATACCTTGGCGGACATAATGTTTGACACATACGCAGTTCCTGCGTCGGTCTTCACGCTCTCAGTGTTTAGGCTGAGCAGGAGAGTGTTCATCGCAGTCTCCAGTGTCTTCAGGCAGCTCTTGTAAGGAGCGAGTTCTTTTTCAAACTCGGTCTCTTTATCGTCGATGGCCTGTCTGACTTCGATGTATTTCTTAACAAGTGCGGAGGCGTCCATAGTCTTTCCCTTTATCTGTCTTCTGCCAACTTTAGGATGGCTCCCTGCAAGCTCTCGTTTGCTTCAAGCCTGCGGTATATCTCTCGCTCGATGGGGGTCGAAGCGATCTGCACGATGGTGGACTTATGCTTCTGGCCGGGGCGATGGATACGCTTGTTGGCCTGTAGATAAGTCTCGGTTCGATCAGACGGTCCGTACCATACGATAGTCGTAGCTGAGGTAAGCGTAAGACCGTGGCTCATAGTGCCCGGATCGGCAATCAGAATGCGTGGGTGTTCCTCGTCTTGGAACTTACGAAAGATCTCCGAACGGTGTTTGTCAGGCACTGAGCCGTTGATAACCGCTGTAGACCATTTTGTAAGTTTTGTATTAAGGGCCTCAACAACGGATGTCAATGGGGCAAATACAATTACTTTATGGGGTGCTTCCTCTAAAATGCTCTCCAGCTCACTGAGCCGAGGGCTGGCGTCGATGTGAACCACGTTNCGGTCGTTGTCGTATATAGCGCCGCACGCGATCTGGATCAGCTTAAGGCGAAGCACCGCCTCGTTAGCTGCGTCAATTTGTCCCTTTGGCGCCATCAGCCGGAGCTGCTTNTTCATCTCGGTGTAGGCCTTGGACTGCTCGGNGGACAGCTCCACCTCGCGCATTTGCACGGTGCATTCTGGAAGGTCTACNCAGTCTTCGATGGCGAAGCGGATCGACGGCGACAATATCTTGCGCACTTCTTCATGCGCNCCCTGCCGAGGCACCCACTTGAACTGACTGATTTGAAACATCACTCGACTGCGGAAGCTGGACATGCTCTCGCCATAAGCGTTGTTGATGAGCTTGGCGATACCGTAGGCGTCGGTCGGGCCGTTGGGGGTCGGGGTGCCGGTCATGCCCCACAGATATTCGCGCTGCCCAATCATGGTGCGCGCCACTCTATGCCGACGGGTGCCTGCGTCGCGGTAGGCGGAGACCTCATCCACAATCGCCAAACGAATGTCAGTCCGCTTCGACAGCTCCTCGGCGAAGCCCCTGAGCGACACAGTGCTACCTTTGATCGTCGTGCCCACGCCGAGGCCGTCGTGGTTGATGATGTAAAAGTCCGCAGGGATGTTGAGCAGTTCCTCTCGCTTCTTGGCGTCGCCGTGCAGGACAACGAACGTCCGCTTGCCGAGGAAGCCGTGGAAGATCGCATCGGCCCAGACTCGGCGAAGAGTTGACAACGGGGCCACGATGATAGCGCGAAACGTGCCGGGCGGATGCTGCGACATCAAATAGTCTGCGGCCCATAGAGCACCGTTCGTCTTGCCTGTACCCATGTCGGAAAGCACCGTCGCGCGCTTGTTTAGAACGAGGAAGTTAGCGGTCAGCTTCTGAGCGTGGAAGGGCGAGAACTTGCCCGGCCAATTATAATCGGTAACCTCGGTCGGCTCCGGCACGGGGAAATTGAATGTGGCAAGGCGCTGCATGTTCTTTAACGAGCCTGGCACAACGACGCGACCGTCAGGGAGTTGCTTCGCATCAGGCACTAGGCCGGACACGCCCTTGGTGTCGCCAGAATAGACCATCGCCTTGTGGGCGGGGGAGTACACAAAGCTGGTCATCAAACGATTCCGTGATCTTTAAGGAAATTCTCAACGTCTTTACCGCTACGCGCCACAAAGGCATGACCGCCACACTCGATGATCTCGTTAATCACCTTGCGCTGGCGCTCACTGGGCTGAACAATCTTGTCGCCGCGCTTGCACTCGATGCCAATAAAATAGCCGCGAACACAGCACAGGATGTCGAGGGTCGCAGCGCCATAGCCGGTCTGAACAGGGAAGAAAATATAAGCACCTATCGACTTCAGATAGCGCTTGACTTCATCTTTGACGATACCTTCAGGCGTTCTCAATGGAGACTTCCTTTCGAGGATTTAGGTTTGGTCGCGTCTTCTTGAATTATGCAAAGGAAAGCGATGTTGTCCACGGGCACCCAAAACTCATTGATGGTCAAGCCCAAACTGTTTGAGACTTGCTGAGAGAACTCAACGAAATCAAACGGTATGTCGGAAACCAAATGGTCTAGGTAGGGGACATTGCCTTGGCGCAAAAAAATGCGGAGGATCATTCGTCTTCCTTCAGTGCGGCACGGTTTTTATACACAATCACAAAATCTTTATGTGCAACACCGCGACTATCCAAAACAAAATCTATTTGCTGTTCCTGTTTCAGTGCTTCCCGCAACCGCTCAATCTCGTCATCTTTAGCCGCAACCAAATCACACCACTGCCCCTCGTTGCCAAGCTGTTGAATGGCGGTTGACCGTTCACGGCGGTGCATATCTTCAAGTTCTTCCCGCAACCGCTCAATCTCGTCAGCGGCTTGATTTAAAATTTCATCACAGCATCCAATATC